AAACTTAACAGTTTCGTTCTTTGCATACATCAAAGGTTCTTCAATCCATCTACCACCTTCTTCAGTACGGTTGTTATTACCTTTACTCAACATGTACCAGAATGGAGTAGCATTGAAGACATTGTCAATAATCTTCTGTCTACGCAACTGGAATGTTGTTGTGTACATTGTATCTAGTTGTTCTGTAAAAGATAAAGCCATAATTGGCATCCTTCCTTATTGTTTAGGTAATACTGTTTGCATTTCCAAATGATGCTTTAAACGCTTTCTCTCCTGCTTCTTCTGGAGATAATTGTTTCTCAATCACTAGGTCTGCATTGATACCACCTTTTTCGGATAACGCTAAACCTTCTTTTTCTGCTACCAATTTTGCCTCAGCAGCAATCGCCTCTTGATTGTCCTTAATATCCCGCCTAGCAGACTTTAAACACTTCTCGACTCCCCATGTAGGATTATCTACTGCAACCTTGTGGGTTGTATCTAATAACAACTTTTGTTCAGGAGTTCTACTTGCCTCAACAGTTGTTATAGCCTCTCCAAAATCCTTATGTTTGAGTCCGGTCATCTGAACGTCGATAGAGCCTAGAGCTTTGTTTACATTCTCTCCAACACTACCTATACTTGTATCTAACTTCTTATCAACGCCTTCAAACAATGTTGTTACCTTTCCAAGTATTGTTGTCGCTAGTTCTGTTGCGGTCATATCTTCATAATTGTCTTTTCCTTCTTCAGCACTGGTAACCTTATTACCACCTTTGCTTTTGTTCTCAAGGAATTCCAAGTATTCAGGACTCAACAAATCTTTTTCATACGCTTCCTTTTTAATTGAGAGCTCTTTGTTAGTCGCACTAAGAGCATCTGTTTTACCAGCTTTGTCCCTAAGTGTTGCTAGGTCCGCATCTGATATTTGTGCTTTTGTTCCATCGCCTGCACCTGTTTTGTTTTCGCCTTCTAAATCACCCATTATCTAACTCCTCCATTACGTTGTGCTATGTTTACTTTATTTTCTCTTGCAATCTTATCTGCCATTCTCTTGTCTGTTTCTTGTATCTCTGCATCTACTAAAGCTTTCTTATCCCTATCTTCCTGTGTATCTTGTACCTGAGGTTTTAACCAAAGTTGATATGCTTTAGGTACTACCCGCATCATACTGTTTACATCTGATACCCTAATCTGTCCATCAATAATTACTGTTGGTGTTATACCATTGTAGAAAGTAACTTCCACCTTACCTCTTACTTTATCTTCTGGACCTACGTTTGGTTCCAATAAAGTACCATACACTACATCATGTAAACTCTTTTTTGGTACTTCTTCCACTTCCTTTGACATAGTATCCAGTACATTATCTATTGCCTCTGTTGTATCTGCTGGTGTTACTGCACCCGTATTTACTGGTACCTCTTGCATAACTTTACTTTCCCTACCTGCCCTACTTGTACTTAATCCCACAATCTCCTCCTTCGCATTATTCCAGCCTCGCTACTCTTACGTCATGCACCTTGCACAACTCTTTTAATTGGTTTTTACTTGTTACATGTATTGGTGTTTCACATATATCCTGATAGGTGTGAGGAGTGAACATATGAAAAAACATGCTTTTGGGAACTATTAGCAGGGTAGCCTTAGTGCCACAACAAGTTTCTTCATATCTATCTGCTACCGTATGGGTAGCTTCCCACTCCTTTTTACAATCTTCGCATTGATAACTATATGTTGGCATTACTGTAATCCTCCTAAAAGTCCTTGTGTTCTATTTACCCTAGCCTCTCTAAAGCCTTTATTGTTCTGTATGTTCTTCTGTACTTCACCATATTGTTCTGCTGGTATAGCTTTACCATCATCATTCTCTTGTGCCTCAGGTAATATAGCCATAGCATCCAACCAATCGTATTCACGTAGTAGTTGTTTAATAAGATAATCTACGTTAGCACGCGGGTTTTGTATTAACATACCAACTAACTCTGTAAGTTCCTTCCTTTTAATCTTCTTGGTGATAGGAGACATATTCTCTGCATCTATCTTAATACCATACTCACCTTTGATTTGTTCTGCAGTATGTTCTACCCAGTACTTAGCACCATCTAACCCTACTACTTGTGCTACCTTCTTACCTCCCCAAAGTGTGAATACTATTTGATTTGTCTTTCTCATTATGGAAGTAAGTGCATCCACCACCATATCTCTTCTTTCATCTAATCTTAATTCCTTACCTGCTTGTCCTATATTAACTTCAGTAGCAGTACGTCTACCTTGTGGTATAGCCCCACTATCTGCTCTACTAAATCCTACCATTTCCCTTACATCCTGCCTAATACTATCTACCCACATTTGGAACTCTTGTGGTATGTGTGGTTGTATTGTAGCTACTGCTTGCTTAGGGTCTCCCTTTACTTTCACACATGGACCAACTTCTCCACTAAGCATCTTAGCTATCTCCCCATCATCTATCATATTCTCTTCCACAAGGAACTTAACTAATGCAACCCTTCTATGGTACATAGCCTGTGTACGAGCTTCATTTATTTCTAACTGTTGTGGCTCAATTATAGTACAATCACTTGGTCCCCAATAGTAATCAGGATCCTCGTTGAATGTTAAATCTACATATGGTAATCCATCTACCTGCAAAATATCATGCTGTGGTGGACGGATGTATTTATCATGACTAGGCACAATTACACTTACTGTCTGTGTGCGTCTGTCTCTAATTTCCCACATCTCTACCCAAGCCATGTTCTGTATTAATTCCTGAAAGAAGTTACCTCTATGTGTATTGTTCTTAAGTAAACTCCCTAAATGTGTGCCTTCTAAGTCCGATGTGTTAATATACTTCTTATCTTGTTTTAAATCTGCTAATGGGCGCAGTATGCGGTGGGCTATCCAGGGGGATTCGTCTAAAGTACGAACACCAAAAGGCACAACTATATCATTAGGGTCTACACGTAAGACCCAAGGGGCACCAGGGGCTACGTTAGTATTATACTCTATATTCTCACCCTTATTGTTTACACTAGTTGTAGTAGCATTTAATGTGGGGTCTATATCTGCAGGTTTAAAACCAAACTCACTATCATAACCTAACTTCCATATAGCTCTATTTGTAAAGTAACAATCTAATAAAGAAGTCTTTATCTGTTTCTTTACTCCCATTTCTTGTATTAGTAAGTTATCTATTGCTTGTACTATACGTGCATGGTAATCCATACGCACTTGTCCACCCATAGTAGGGCGTGTAGTTACATTAATATATGGGTCACGAAAGTATAAGTTAGGTATAAGAGAACGTGCTATGGTATAGGTAATGTTGTATGGAAGTATTCCTCCATCAGTAGTACCATCAAAAGCAGCAAACTTACCACGGTAGTAATCCTTGTAAGTAGCCCACCTTTTACTTTCACCATAGTCTTCCTTGTATTTTATACCTCTCTCTATAGCTTCACTCCATTTGGTAATATCTTCACTATGTGCCATGTTACCTCCTATTTACCCATTTTTGTAAAATAAAAACCCATAGCAATTTCTACAAAACTTACAAAGTTCCACAGTAAACTACCGGCACTTATAACTATTGAGGTTTTATTTGTGTGGTTGAAAAATAATCCCCACAGAAATCCAGTATCTTTATTTATTAATATTGTATATGTTTGGTCTGGTCTCCATACTACATGCCATATTACTACAAAGCAAAGAGTTCCAGCTAACATTAGTATTAACCATCTCCTAGTTACCTTACTCCACTTATCAGCATTGTCTACACCACCTTGCATTACCTTCAATTTTTCCATATCAACATTGGTACGTGCTAGGTCATGTTGGTTCTTCATATCTAACAGTTTGCTTACAGTAGCCCATGCACCCTTAAGCACACTACCTGTTAGTATGTTCATTATTAATGCTGTCATTTTTCTTCCTCCACACTAGCACTATTTAATATATTTAGCTACCAAACTTTCTTTACTTTTATTCATCTTTAGTGTTTTGTAGTAAGCGCCTTTAACTTTATCCCAATGGCGTTTACCTGCAATTTTAGTAGCAGAAGCTTCTGTAACTCCTTTGTCTAATAAGTCCTGTACTTCCTCGCCTAAAGTTTTAATACTCATAACTCTCCTTTAATTATAACTGTTGTACTTCCACCTGGTTAACTAAATTATCACTAGCATTTAATAGTACTATAACACTACTTACTAAGTTATCAGTAGCTCCAGTACCAACAATTACCATACCCTCACCCATACCAGTAAGTTCTAGAAAGGGTGCAGTACCTGTAAGTGTTATTGTTATTGTATCTGCAGGTATTAGTACTGGAAAGGGTGGAGCATATATACATGAAGGCCCAGTACTATCTGCTTTCATATGTATTGTTTGTGTTATACCAGTACGTCTATCTGTCCATGTTAGTACTAAAGAAGCATCATCACTTCCTGGTGTAAGTATAACAGATTGTAACTTATCCATATTGTGTACTACATAACCATTACCTAAACTACTAATTACTTCTCCCGCAACATCAGGCATATTAAATCTCCTTATTTTTTGGTAACTTCAAATATTGAAGGTACCATACGTTTTTTACTAAATCCATAATTCCTACGTCCACTTTTGTTCCTACATAAACTCTCCAACATATCATCTACTGTTGGTAAGTTACTTCGCTTTTCCTTCTTCACTTCCTTCTTTGCAGGCATTATAGGTTGTACTCTCTCTATCTGCCATGCTAATGCATCTAATATATCATCATGTATACTGTTGGGGAATGTTATAAGTTGTTTCTCCAATTCCCTCATACCTCGTTTGTGGTACATGATTCTATTTTCATATAATGGTTGAAGACGTTGACGTATACGTCCTTCTTTATTTTTACCTTTAGTTTTTACTGCGTCTATAACTACATGTCCACCTCTTTTAATTGCTTCCTGTTTGAACCCATATTTAAGGTGGGCGTATTTATCTATTTCTATACGTATCTTTGTAGCACCTAACTCATCCGCCATATCAAATGCTTTTTGTATTACCTCAAAATCTCTATATCTTCCTGTATCATATTTACGTACATAGCGTCCTTTAGCACAATGTTTCATACCAAGAATGGCTGTGTAATCTTGTGTCTTGTTACCTGTTGGTGGATCTGCCGGGTCAACTGTAATTACTGTATCCCCATCTTCAGGTAATTCCTCCTCCGTGTAGTATTGTATAAACTCAGGGTTGAAAGTCATATTCTCTTTAGCTAGAGGTCTATTCATATACAAGGCTGCATACATGTATGGTCCCATACCTGCTCTGATACTATCCAAGCGTTCACGGGAAAAACGTTTATATGCTGGGTTACCATCTTCATCTTCTGCTGGTACATCAAATATCTCATAGCTTTTATGTCTTTTGTTTGTTCTAGCTTCTTCCCTGTCCTCTTCAATCACACGGGCAATATGGTCATAGTCTGTCCACCTAGTACCAACTATAAGTTGTTCATCATAATCTTCACCTATGAGTAGAGGTGGGGATAGTTTGTGAAACCCCACCGCTTGCTCAATGTCATTACGGTTCGGCATACTCTCTTCCCCGGTCATATCATCTTTTTTAGGTGCGATAGTATCGTCCTCTATTATAACATTAAAATGCCTCCTGATGATAGTACTACCAATTCCAGCACTCTCAAAACTTCCGTCTGGATGGTCGACTGGTCTATTTAAACATGCACACTCATCACTCCAACGTACCTTGTTAAAATCTGGTATACGTTCGGGAAAGAGTGCAGAATACATTTGGTTGTTAGCTACTATATCTTTTATACTATGTACTGTCTTACCTGCGTTTGTACTTGTGTTACTTACAAGAAGACATCTGCAATCTGGTATGTTAGTTGCTTTCCATAGTGGATAGAATGTACTTGCAATGGTTGTTTTCAAATGTGTACGTGCAAGT